CTCACAAAGGCAGGTGCATTGCTGGGCATTGTACTTCTTTCTGCTCCTCAAAGGCAAGCAATAAAAAAGCCCCCAGAAGGGGGCCGCATATTCGGTTGGGGTATTACGCTGCTGAATCAGATTTCAATAACCGCGCAGGAACCGTTAGTGTTCCAGTTCGCGAAGGTGTTCGATGCATTGTAGTTCACGGTTAGACAATTACCGACATTGACATAGAGAATTTTGACCGCCAATGCCCCGGTGCCGACATTCAGCACGATGGTTCCGCCAAACGTTCCCCAAAGCGTCGAGGTGCCGGGGAGGAGGAATGTAAAGTGCGTGCTGTCAGTCCACGTATTGATTGTCTGCGCCGTATTGATCAGCCCTACCGCGCCAGTGCCGGTATTGGTAACGCCGCTAACGTTGATAATATCGCCGACTTTGGCATAGATAGCAGCACCGGTCATGACCACCGCGACCTGCCCGCCATTGGTAGACGACCAGGTCATAGAGGTCACCGCTTCCGTCGCTCCCGATGCCACATAGGGCTGAAGCATGGAATCGTTGAAGTCCCAGGAGACATTCGCATTGATCAGCCCTCCTTCCAAGCTCACCAATGACGGATCGCAGGCAACCACAATGCGCGCGCGCGAGCCGAGTCTATAGAAATTAACATGGCCGCCGGTCGGGATAAGTGGCACCTGGCTCTGCGGAGAATTGATCGCCGCATGTGCTTGGCCGAAGACGGAAAACCCAGTGAGTGGAATCGTGCTTGACAGTGACGTCGCGCGAACAATCGCCGGCCCCAGAGATTTTTCCGATAGCGTTGTGCCAAATTTTGGAATATACTCTGAGATCGCAACGCCGCCCCACATGGGAAGCGTCTCGGTTGATGCCAAAACGCCGCCGACAAGCTGATAGCGAATGACCGGATCATCAATCGCAAAGCCCTGAATGAACCCACGTGATGTGGTATTAAACAGCCCCGCAGCGGTTGTAGTAACAAGCGGGTTAATTGAAACTTGAGCGGTCATTATCTGTCACCCCTATTTCCGGTGCGGAATTGGCCAACATATTGTTTCCCGCTCTTGAACTGGTTTGTCCACGCGCTGGGGCTGCCATGAAAAGAAATCGTCCGCTGCCCGGTGAGACGGTCGACATTGACACGCTCGATCAGCGTATCTTCCGGAATATTTATCGGATCGTTGGCCGCGGCGAGCGCATCGGCGTAAATTGCATCCGTGACGATTTTGAACGTCTTCGGGTCCACCGAGAGAACGTCCAAATCCGATTCCTTCCATTGTGCACTATGCTTTTTCATTTCCTTTGCACAACGGCGCTCATAGGCGAGCGTAGTCTCGCCTTCCCAAGGACGCGGCGCGCTTTGCTGGCCAAAGCCGGAATAGGCCTTGTCCCAGCGGTTTTGGGCATCATAGATGGCGGCAAATTCGGAATCGGAACGCGCCTTCGGCATCTTGGCGTTGATGTCCGCAATTTGCCGTTGCATATCGGTGAGAGAATCCTTGCGCGCAGCGTCGGCTTTTTCCTTCTCCTCGCGCTCCTTCTCGTCCTCCGCATCCTTTTTGGCCTTATCGGCAGCGAGCTTTTCAGGATCGCCTTTTTCCTCTTTCTCTTCCGCGGCGTCCTTCTTGGCTTTGTCAGCCCGTTCCTTTTCCTCTTTTTCCTTCTCTTCCTCATCGGCCTTGGCAGCGTCCGCCTTGGCTTTTTCCTTCTCGTCCCAAGCGTCCATGCGCCTGCCTAGAGAATCGAGGTGGGTGAGGATTTTATCAATCTTCTGGCCAGCGTCGGCGTCGGCCTTGGCAGCGGCATCAGCCTTTTCCTTGGCCTCTTTTTCCTCTGCGTCTTTTTTGGCCGCATCAGCCTTCTTTTCGTCCTCGGTCATTACGCTGTCCTTTCTGACAACATCTATCCCAGTTGGCGCGCCGCCCTTATCCCACACGCCATGCTGGCAAATTGCGAGATGGTCTAATAAGCTGGGCTTTCCTTCGATTAATACGGTCTTGCCTTCAATCGTCTTTTTGCTATTGACGGTCGGGTCTTTGAATACGACAGCCGGCGACGTGGAGAGCTGATCTTTCTCCATCATCGCAATCGCTTCATCATCATAGATACGGGCAACACACCACAGCTCGTCATCTTTGACATAGCCAAACATGACTGCGCCAACGATGCGATCTGCAAATTCTTCCGAGTTAAGTGTGTTGGCTTCCGGATGCTCCATAATGACCGGGAGCCCGGCGCAGCGGTCAATCATATCCTGCGAAAGATACAGGTCCGGATCACGCCAAACGAACTCGTCCAGCCCGCGGCGATAGCTGACCCCAGTGCCAGAAACTCGCATGGCATAGAGAGGGAGGGTGTCTATCCGCTGCGGGCTCGTAAGTTGCCCGGCGGCGATCGCACGGGCCACGCCCAGCTCGTCCATCGACAGGCGCGCCAGGGCTATAGCGCATCCTGGATGTAGGGGCTCAGGCGGGCTTCCTACGGGCGCCCAAGCGTAGCCGGAATGTTCCTCGTAAATGTCGGTAGGGGTAGGGTGGAATTCCTCTTGGACATGCTGACGAAATGTGGTATAGTCTACGTTATCGGCTTGGGTTCGGGTGTGCTCGACCAGCACCCCTTCAGGCAGAAAGCCGATTTCTTCCTTGGCCTCGCGGGTCGCTGCGTCTTCCGGCAATTCGTTCTTTTTAAGCTTCCCTCCGGGAAGGCACCATTCGCCAGGATGATCGCTCTTATGGTCACGTTTGAGAAAGAGGGCTTTGTCATCCGGGGCTAGAAAGAGAACGCCCGCCGCGTGGATCATTTTGGTTTGGCGTCCTGGCTGCAATTGTTAATGCACGTTCTAATGTCTTCTTGAATTCTTCAGTCCGTCCGGGGTTCGTTGGATGCGCCAATGTCACTTTTGCCAAAGCTGCTTTTCTAATGGATTCATCAGAATCACGCTTTGCACACATTGCATCGAACCGCGCGACAAGCCTTCCAACGGCGTCGGCAATGCGGTTTAGCGTATCACTATCTATGCCCGTAAATGTCCCTTTGTTTTTTCCAGCATATAGGACCTGCTCGCCCTTTTTCTCGCCATACTCTTTGGTGAGCGCGCCCTTGATCTCCTCACCCTTGGCTGTCAGGGGCATTGCGTTCCATCCACTTGAGCTTTGGAAGCGTTATCTTCGCTTTGGCCTCGGCATCCGCAATTTCCTTTTTCTTGCGCGACCAGGCGACCGCATTTTCAATGGCACATTCCCGCTTCAGAATATATTTCCACGCCGCCTGGGTCATTCCATTGCCGCCCGCTGTCCTGCATTTAACCTGTGTCATCGCTTGCTCAACTTCTTGCCCTTGATCAGCGGCTCATTTCCTGTGCCTGATTTCCGTCTAGGCGGCGGATATCGTAGCTTGATCCGGCGCGCCGCAGCCTTCCGTTGCGCCACGCTCACTCTTTCAACGCTTCCTTCAAAGCTTCGGATAGCTCCCTCGCCGTTGCTAACCATGTACTGGCAATATCCGCCTCGACATAGGCAAGGATGGCCTTGTGCACCATGCGCTGCTTGGCCTCAAGATCGGCAATGCGGCGTTCGTGATGATGGAACTCCACGAAATGTTCGGGAGGTCTTGTGCGCCAAAAAGGCAATGTCATTTATTTTGCCCTCTTGACATTCCCGCTTAGGAGAATTATTAAACTTAAAACCAACCCATTCAGCACAAGGAGTTAACTGTGACTACGAATATGCGAAACGCCGTCGAGCAGGCGGCTTATGAAGTAGGCCTAGCTACGGCAAAATATGAAATGCTTATCACTAGCGGCACCGCGGTCCGCACACTGACGCACGCCGAGCTGGATATGGTCGCCGGCTCTATGCCTGGACCTGTAGGATCTTCCCCAGGCAACGGCACCCGTTGGCGTCCTGGCCGCAAGGCCAAGGCCGGCCCAGTTGGGGCGCCCAAGACCACGACTGTCTCCCGCGACGTCAAGACGGCCCCCGTGCCACGCGCCAAGGGCGTCAAGGACGCGATCGTGTCTTTGATGTCCGGTAACCCAGATGGATTAACGCAGGCCAAGCTCGTAGAGTTGACCGGCTTCAAGGATGCCTCTGTGGCAGGAACACTTCAGAAGCTCCAGAAAGACGGTCTTGTTTCGCGAGACGGCAGGGTTTGGACCTATATGCGCGGATCATCTGCGCTTGAGGCACAGCACGATATCGGCAATTCCGAAACGGAACATCCCGACGCCAACGCATATTAGGCCGCGCGTGCCTTTGCTAATTCTTCGACGCCCTTCTTGGTGAGCATCTCACTTGGGAAGGGCGCGAAGAGAATAGGAATCAGACAAATGGATCCACTTAAGCTAGTGACGAATAATGAATATATCACTTTTATAAAGACTGCAAATGGATTCGAAATCTCTATTAGAGACGAGACAACACAGGAAGAAAGCACTTTTACCGGAAACGAATCCCAAGCTATAAAGATTTGTAATTGGATTGCCATTGCCTACGATATATTATTCTAACTTATGCCCCGTGAACATGCGACAATTCTTCAATGCCCTTCTTCGTTAACATATCCACTGGCAAATTCCTGAGAGAATAGATATATTCCGCATAGCAGCGGCAATTGATTTCCTCGCCAACTGCCGTAATGTCTTCATAGTAGCCAGCGACGCCTGCTTTCATAAGCCCGCCCGCAAGCGCCCACGATCCTCGGATAGCATAAACCTTACCGTCACGCTCCTTATGATCTTCGCGGTAATCGTAACCAGCCTGTCGCCAGTGGGATTTCCAGGTGATGGCAATCGCACTACCTTGCTGCGCGACCACCGCGTTGATGGATGCGTTGAGCTTGTGACCTTGATCAATGAGAACTCGCCGGTCCTCGAATGGGAGTGAAGCGAGAGCTTTGCGTATATTCCTACTAGATTCTCTTTTGCCTGTTGCATCGGAACCGCCGGCAGGTATCGACGTCGACCATCCCTGGAATCTTTGCAGCGTCTTGGCAATCGCTTGCTGCCGATTGAGCTTGATTAAATTGGCAGACGCGAGTATACGTCGATCCAGCTCGGCGCGCAAGTGTGGCGCGATTCTTTGCAGCGTAAATCTTGCAACACCAGGATGATAGCGAGCAATCCCGCCACGATCCACAAGACGTCGATAAATCGCGCTAAGGCCCGCACGAAGCATTTCCTCCATACGCCAGACTGGCGTTGCAGCACGCTCCGCCGCCTCGCGCAACATCATTGTCCAATATTCTATGCGGCCGGCCTGGTCAAATCCATGCTCTGTGATGTCGTTAATTGCAGCTGAGAGAGTTTCATAAAAGCCGCGGCGAGTGCTCCGATCCATCACTGTGGACTAATCGCTCTCTCACCACGTAGAATGAGATCACTAAAATCTAAAATCCCTTCTGCGCGACCACCTTGCATTCTTTCTCTTGCTCTTTGTTGGCCTTCTCGTTTAATTGAGGAAAAAACGGACTTTGGAATCTTCCCCTCGTTTTCCTTCAAAAATGTAACAAACGTGCTCATAGTAGCATCTTGATAATTATCACTATCCTTCGAGCTGAACGGCGCTTGCGGCTTCGGCTCTTGCGGCCCCCCTGCTTCCGGCAATGGAGGCTCATATTTCGCAAACGCCTCTATATCCAAATCTAACGGCGACCCGAACAACATTTCGTAATCATTCAAATTATCTTGCGTCCACTCAAGAAGCCTGGCTTTATTTTCAGGATCAAGAGCAGGCAACCACACTTCATCAATCGCAATAATCGCCTTGAGCTTGACTTCATCAACCTTGACTTTCTCGCTATCCGGCTCCTCTAATAGATTGGGCCAAGTCGCGATAAAGCTATTCTGCCATTCCATGAACGCTGTCTTATAATCGACGCCGCTATATTCCTCGGGGAACTGGTTTTGAATGGTCTCGTAAAAATCCTTGTTCCAGGCCCGGTATTGGACTATCTTGTCAAAGAACCTATACAGCGGATCCATCGTAATCCGCATACGATCCACAAACTGGGCGATAAGCTTTGCATCCTCCTCGCCTTCGTGCAGCGCGTCAGCAAACGATTCCGAATTGAGAATCTTTGCTGGCATATCAGCGCTAAGCGCAATATTTTCCAGAATATCCTTGCGCGCCATTCCATAGGCGCCATCAATATTCTGCATGTTCAGCGTTTCAATCGCATCTTCGAGGCCAACCGAAATCACGTTGCCGGTTTGCGCTTCTTGCACTATACTGCGCTTGAGCCCGGCCGCCAACTGCATCACCTGATCGATAATCCCGCCTGGCGGTTTCATCTTGGCAACGAGCACGCCGGCTTTCAGCGTGATCATATCGTCGGTGATCATCGATTGGATAAATGACTTAAGCGCAAACAGCGCTCTCTGATAAACCGAGCGGCCATTAAACCCGAACCCGGCAGACGTATATGATAAATATAGCGGATCCTCATTCATAAGGATCATCGTGCGTGACGAATGATAGGCCTGCCCTTGAACTGCAATTCCTGTGGTTTTTAGAAAATCGAATGCATTCGGGTTGAGATTGAGAACAACCGAGCCAGCAATATTAAGCGGATCAAATACGCTGAAGGATAGCTCGGCATCCTGCAACTTGTCAAAATCAAGAGGCTTAGCGTCGTCTTCCCCCTTAATCTTCGCCGCGATAGCCGCTATGCCGTAGACTCTCGACAGCCTGGCTGTGTTGGCAATGTAACGATCGGCGCTGATATTCCTCCACTCATCAAGAAAGGCGTTCCTGACTTTTTCCTCTGGGCCTTTCTGAATATTGATGATACGCTTTTGGCATTGCGCCATGGCAACTGGCGCATCCACCATCTTCTTGCCGATGGGGTGATATTCGTAGAGAAGCTTGCAGACTTGATAGGACGGCTCGTCTCCTGGTTGAATGTCGCCGCTAAGCAGGATTTCTCTAAGTGAATTTCCTACTTGTGAACTAGTCGTTGTGAGCTGCGCCATTCATGAAACAATCAACACAGGCGTACTGCTAGCTGGCGGCCCCGCCCCGCTTCGATTGCTTGCCGTCACAATGAGAGCAATCACGCTGCCGATATCTGACGCTTGCACGGTATATAGCGGACCCGCGCTCCAATTGCCGGATTGGAATACCACACCATTGCGGCTAAGCTGGTAAGCATAGCCGAGGACCCCGTTAACCCATAAGCCGACATTGCCGGTAAGCTGCTGGCCATGCGAGGCTTGCTGCATAACTAGATCACGGCCACAGGTAACAGACTATGGCAAACAGAACCATGCCGAGCGCTCCAGCAAGGCCGATGCCGTTTATGACAACGTTAAACTTTTCGGATGACTTAAGATCATCCCATTTAGTATGCGAGGCTTGCTGCATTAATCACCCGTCGCGAAAGCTTTAGCATCATATTCGGATTGACGCTGACGTTCCTCGCCGCGCTCTTCAGCAATATAAAGATGCACCATCAGCATTTTATGTAATTGCTCTTTCTGAGCTAGATCAATCCCTATGAACTCACATATTTCTGCAACTATCTTATCGGCGTATTCTTCGATATCGAGCTGTTGGTGAAGTGAGGCTTGTTGCATATGAGGACTTTCGAAACTTCCGCGAGAGCGGCCCTTTTTTCTATGTTTTATCCAACAAGGTCCGCCATGGCCCCCGCCCGCCACATCTCCGAAAAAACCAAAGATACGACCTTCTCGGGGTCATCCAACTCAAAACAAAAAACCGAGAAATAGCCGCGCACCCAGCATCAAGCATTTCGGGCGTGATTTCAATTTCGTTTTCGGGCGCGCCAGCCGCTTCCGGAAAATCAGAAGTGACGGCGCTAGTTGCTGATTCTTTGGTCATTAGCTCGCCGTGAGTGAAGGTATAATCGTATTCACCGGATATGGAGCCGGCGGGAATGGCACCTGTTCATTGTCGATCGCCACCTGGAACTTTGTTCCTGTGGTCATCAGCACGCTCACATTATACGTCGGCCGTGGTGGGAATGTCGCCGCTGCCTTGGTAATGATCAAGCTGGCAAAATATTTTGCATATTGCATCTGAGTGAATGCGATATAGAAGTCCGGGGCGATTTGTTGGATAACACTGTTTTTAGCGGGGATGCCGTAGTTTGCATAGAAGGGCGATTCCCCGAGATTAAGCTTAAGAACCTGGACGAGGGCGGTAACATAAACATATTCATTGTTGCCAGATGAATCGGTTTGGACAACGACCCAAGATTTATTGCCTAGCTCGTCAGTTGTCCGGCCATAAACACGCATTTAATCATCACAATATGATGGATATGAATCAAACCCACGCTCTTCCGCCGCCTCAAGATGAGCAATAACTCGCTCGCGAACCCCCGCTCCGTAAATGTTTAACTCCGCAATAATCTTATCGGCCTGTTCCTCTGTTGTGAGTTCATCTAACGCGCGAACTCCATTGGCACGATTGGCGCGAATACGCGATATATATGCCGCCAGGTCTGTGAAAGCCGACACTCAAAACCCCTCCGGATTACCTAGCGCGATTGCAGGCCCATAGCAGAACGCGTCCAAAAGGTCATCCTCGCGCGACGGATTTTTCTCCGCATATCTATACCCGGATACTTGGCTCGTCAAGTGATTTCGCGAGGTCTTTTTGTAAACCACAACCTTGTCGAATGCGTGCTTGGTGATTTTTACCTGGCCACGCGTGACATATCCTGATATATTGAGGGCACGACCATCCTTACCAAGCGCGGTGAGATCGGAGCTAATTCCATGTGCACGCCCAGGCCAGCGTCGTTCTGCATTCTGCAACAACACCATGCCGGACGCCTTGTCCTCTATGAACGCGCCAGCAACTCCGCCGCGAGAATGACATTCCCTTGCATAATCCTCGCAGATGTCCAAAACTTTTGGAAGCCAAATTTCAAGGTGCGCCCCCTCTATTTGGGTTATATCCCAATCAAGAATGATCAGCGGAAAATTATCGCCAATCTTGTTCCAGGCCCAATAAATTACGGCTGTGGCATCATTCTCACGGCCAGTCTTAGTCGCCGTGTCTATTGTGCAGAAAACCCCATCAGTGCGCTTTGGAACCTCGATTGGGCTACCATCAACCAACATATCCTCAACGCGGAAAAACGCATCACCGGACCAGTCAACAAACTCGGCAAGATATTCCTGTTTCCAAACTAGCGGATGCTCATTTCTTTCTAGGTCTGCAAGCTCCCCTCTTGACAGATATGGATTACCACTACTAGGCGCATGAAACTCCTGAAAAATGGTTCCTTCCATCTGCCCATTGCAGATTTTCCAGAACCATTGATCAGGATCAATTCCATAAGTATTGCTAGCCACGATGCAACGCCCGCCATAATCAAGCAGCGTTGGCTTAATAGCATTACGCCAAATATCTACCATATCTGGACCGGCAAATGCTGCCTCGTCAATCAAGACGGTATGATATTTTCTCGACCTCCCGGCATGTGGATCATTTAGCGTCCAATGCTCAATGGCGCCACCCCCAAGGACGGTAATGATACGGGATTGTTGAGACGCGGAAACCGTAATAGGCAAAAGCAGCTTTTCACAAAATCTGTAAAAAGGCAACATGCGTTTATAGTCTGGGGCAAAATAACCAACAAGCTTGCCCTTCATGGCGTCGCTGCAGGCTATACGCCCAAGTAGCTCTGTCTTCCCCCACCTTCGTCCACATCGCACAATTGCGAACCGGACGCTATCTCTAATCCAGCGGAATTGCTCATAGGCGCGAAGTTGATCAAAATGCGGAACAGGAAGCTTGACTCTAAATCCGGCATCTGTAGTGTGAAACATCTATTTGGCGCTGTCTTCGAATTCTCCAGGAAGCGCTCCCTCAACACGCACGACTGTCTCCTTGCCGCCTTCCTGTGGCTGATCGCCACGCCCAACATCGCCATATTTTTTCGGGCGCAGCTTGCCGATGACCCATTTGCGGGTATCGATCTGGAGCTTACGATGCTCGATCATATCTGCTACTGTGGTTTCAGTACCACCAGGCCGGGTAACGACCTTAATGCCTTGTTGAGGCGTATTGGCTATGTCAACCATTTCGTCGAACAATGAATCAGCTTGTTCATCTCGCGCGCGCGCATATTGGGTAGCAAAATGTGGATGCGCAGCGAGCCATTTCAGAACGGTGATCTTGGCTGGCATTTCAGGGTCGCGGCAAATGGCTCTAAGGCTTTCCCCATCCATCAATCTGTCGCATATAATATCAGCGATATCTTCGGTAAAATCGTACTTCCTGCTTCCCATATCATTCAATTAAGTCGCTTTGTAAAATCATCTGGAGAAAGCAGGCATTTATGAACAACATCAACCGAATATATCGGGCCGGCCAGATTGGCTTCCCAATATGCAATAAAAGCTCTCAGTTTTGGAAATTCGGGCTCTGTATCGCAATCCTGCCAGATAAAGGTTTGCAAAAGCGATTGATAGTCCGGCAACCTGTAAAGAATCGACGCGGTTGTAAGCCCGTATCCAGCTAACCCAGGAGAAAGAGTATTAGCTCGCTGGAACGGCTTGTGGGGTAAAAACGGCATCGACGGTATCAAGAGAAATGGCCTTCGGGGTGAGATCGCCGACGATGTCCACGGTGAGCACATCCATGGTAAGCGCAGCGGTATCGGTTACCGTAGCGGTGAGGCCAGGCGCTAGCTTGACAAGGGGAGTGAGAATAAGCGCGACCTTGCCGGCCATAAGGCCAGATGGCATTGTGCCGATTGCCGCGGTCATTTTAGCGGGATCGCTGGAAACGGCGCTGAACACATCGCCACTCGGGGCCGGCACTACGTCGCCGGGACCATCAACGGTATGGATTGCAATGGCCGCCACGGCGTCGTTTGTAAGCTCGAAATTCATGATTGTTCCGTTCCTTGTGAGGGCTGGGAGCCCTAGGGCTATTTTGGTTGCAGGGTTAGGCTTGGTTAGGTTGTCGGCAATGCGGTTTAGAACCAGGAGAAGCGCAAGACCGAATTGCTCGACGGTCATGGTCACTCCAAAAAAGTCTTGACAATACGCGCTACGTATGATAGACGGACACTATGATGACCACGAAGCCCCAGCACGTTCAACACCCAGGCGAGATCCTCGCCAATTATATGACCCCGCGCGGCATGTCAGCCCAAGCTCTAGCCGATTCAATCGGCGTTCCGGGAAACCGCATTAGTGACATTATTCGCGGACGCCGTGGCATATCCGCAGACACCGCTATTAGGCTAAGCCGTGTTTTTGATACATCTCCAAAAACTTGGCTTGCTTGGCAGGCAGACTATGACCTATGGGAAGCGGAGCATCTATCACGTCGGCTGTAATATATTGTGATAATTATTTTTCTAATATCTTGCTTTAGGCCTTGACATACGCGCTACGTAGCGTATATTCTAATCATAGACAAGAGACACCGCGCCCCAGGGATAAAGGGGCAAGCCAGGGGGACACAAGAGGATCCCCGCAGAGCCCCTCCACTGAGCCGGGCCGAAAGAAAAGAAAACAAGCTTTGCTAGGCCGTCAAACCAACCGGAGAAAGACGATGACGAAATCAACCTTCGCAAATCTCAAAAAGCTAAACGACTTTCGCGCCCGCTTCTATCATGAGCCATACTCACAATATGAGTTCTCTTCCGAAAATGAATTGGTTGCGGAATTGAAAAACGCCACCCGCGTTGCCAACGATGGGAAAGACCCATGGAACTACGGAAATAGAGGATGACGAAATATCCAACCGGCGGCCTAGCAAAGCTTGTAAATGATACGATCCGAACAGCTTGAGCATGAAAGAGACCGGAACGCTTTTAGAGAATCCGACCGATGAGCGCGCGCCTTAAACAAGCGCGGAGCTAGGGCACAAGGCCAACCGAGAGATTGGTACCTCCCTAGCTGCCATACAGCGCGGCCGGGCCCCAGAAATGGGATTGTGGCGGTGAAAACCCGTTGTGTCCAACCCTCTTTAGCCAGGCTGTTTCGATCATATCATACGCAAACTTAACAGTAAGCCAAACCAAGGAGAACGAAAATGCTAACCCCCAGCTCGGCTGGTCCGCAATGACCGGCAAGATTGCTCTTTGCTCTCAGGATTGCGTGCGAAAATATAACTGCAAGGAATACTGACCCTTCGGCCTAGCGGTTACGACCGCTAGCGCGAAGCGCCAGAAATGGAGCCTTAGCCGGATAGCCACAGAGCAGTTATGGAGAATGTGCGGATCAGGCCCGCGACGCTTCACCAATCGCCATAGGAGACGACAATGCCAAAATTCCCGGAAATAAAAGTCAAGCTGGTCAATGAAGATGGAAACGCCTTTGCGATTATGGGCCGCGTAACATCGGCGATGCGAAGGGCCGGTCTCCAGAAAGAGGACATCGATACTTATCGCAAAGATGCGACAACAGGCAATTACGATCACTTACTACGGGTGACGATGGAAACAGTTACAACTCGGTAATGACCCTTCGGCATGTAGCGAGCCTGACCAGGCAGGCGCCAGAACGCTACATCGCGAAGCGCCAGAAATGGAGGAGCGTCGAGAAGCCGCAGAAATGCGTCAATCCAAATGCGCGGATGTTTGCCCCGCGACGCTTCACTGAAGGAGGAGGAAAATATGGAAACTGGAAAGCGTGGCATGGGGTCTCACAAACACGGAATAAGTGGGCACGCGCCAAAAAGCCCGCGCTTCAAATTCCATCGCCAACTTGAGGCAAATAAAGAAAAACAAAAGGAGCGCAGACCGCTAGCTGCTGCTACCGTAGCAGAAGCGATCAAAACGTCAAAAGGAGCCCACGATGTCTAAGTCTAAGAACCTAGCAGTTACCGAAGCCGCAAAGCAAGCCGGGCGGCAGATTGCCGTTGCCGGCGTTGTCGGGCGGCGCCTAGGCGCGCTGATGGCCGAAGGAGAGAGGATTGCCGCCTCGCTCCCCAATGGCCATCAGCGGTCTTTACAGCTCGTCAGCGCTGGCGAAGACTTTTCTGCCCTCATCAAGGTCGGCAAGAAAACCTTCGAATTCAAAGGTGATGACTTCGCGATCACGACTCACGATTGAGGCAAGGATGGCCTGGATCACTATCAACGGCAGTACGCGCCAGGCCCTCCAAACCTTCTTTGGACAAGAACGCAAAGGAGCGGTTGTTGATCCATCAACCGAGCGGCGCCTTCCTGATGGGCAATGGGAAGTAAAGCTTGAGCCCAGGACAGTAGTTTGGCTGCTAGATCATGCCTTTCCAGGCGAAACAATCGAGGACACGATTATTCGCCTGTTAGGTGGTATGCGGCACACACAATGAAGTCAGGACGACGTTCATAGCGCCGTCCTTTCAACCAACTCTCATAGTTTCTGCCAATCGTCGGCGAGCATGTCGGCATGAGACGCGACCCACGGAACGATGTCAGGGACGGTTTTCTCCGATTCGACATAAGGCGGAACTTCCTGCGTGATATGCAGCGAATTATAATTCCCGGTCGCGATCGCAATATATGGCTGCGCGCTCACCTGAACGCTGGAAGGCATTGTGACAAGAAACAGCGACATGCCGGTCCAAGCTGCGCGCGTTACGCTAGCCCCGCCTTTCATGGCCTCAATGGCTTCGCCGAATGTCATTTCAGATATTTCCTTGCCTTAAGCCAGTCAGCAATGATCTTTTGCACAAGCGACGAAACTGTTCGTGCGTCATCCTTCGCGGCCCTTTCGAGCGCGGCCCTTATCGCTGGCTCAAGCCGAATTGAAAAAGGGGCCTTGCCTTCCATTTATCGCTTGACATTTATCGCATACGTAGTATGCCTACGTACCATAAACAAGAGCCAAAAGCAACCAAAAAGGCTCGGTCCAATGAGCAAATTTTACGAGGGCCAAGAAGTCGAAATCAAAACTTTCGTGCGTCCAAAACTCACGATCCACCAAGACGGACGCGAGACCGTTCAAATGATAGACTGGCGCAAGGCGAAGATCGTTTGCTGCGCCAAGCCCCGCGCGCGTGGCGGAGAGGAATGGTGGATTGTCAAATTCGCCGATGATGGCACCAGCGCTGTATTCGACGTAGAGCTTATCAGGGCGAGCGTGGACAATTTCGATCCGACCGAACGCAACCCCGGCTAAGCCCCGTTATCGCCGGGACAACACGGCCTCCGGATGCCTGAGGAGCACTACCTCATACCGAAAAACAAGCCGGCTAGGACGATAATAAGCAATACGCCACTAAGCGAGAGACGGACTATATTTAAGTCTAACATGGTCAGCTAAAGCGCCCTTATTTTCCGATGCGTTCATTTGCGGTTTTGGCCAAAAAAAACGATTGACCTCGCGGCGGCCGAGTGGTGGTTCTGCGTAGCCAAGACGACGGAGAGGGTCGAGCATCACCGTTGCAAAGCTGCTCGACCCTCAAGTTTACCATCGCGGTAACTCTTGGCTGGCGCACCTAAAGCCTTGAGGTTCCGATCCGTCGCGGGCCTCAAGGTCGCATCATCGTCTTTGGTGCCCGCATGGTGGAACTGGTAAACACAGCGGTCTTTAAAACCGCCTCCTACCCGGGATTGTTGGTTCGAATCCCACTGCGGGCACCAAAGGCTACCTTACGGTACCATTAAGGTACCTTATAGCAGGTGTCGCTACCTCCCGAGGCGCAAACCGTTCATTTTTACTGATTCGCTCCATTCAATTCGCAATCGAAGGAAATGTCAAGGGGCTATTTTGTCCTTCCTCACAGAGAGAGCAAACTCCAAAAGCACATCGGCATGGCACGGTTCGCCAAGATCGCACCAGCAAGCCAAGTTCTTGCCCTGCAGATCAATTGTCGCGCGGTCTTTCCATGCCCATGATGCCTCCTCGTCGATCCATCGGAGAAAGGACGCAACCGCCGAAGGCCCGGTCAATTGGCCGTCCCTTACTGCGGCATAATTGCCCCACATTCCAGGCCGCGCGCAATTGACCGCCGGAAGCCCATTCACCGCGCGCGAGTGTTCCTGCAGGTTGAAACCCTTGCGGCGCGAAAGTTGCAGGCGGACTGGAATAGTCATTTTCTCCCACGTTTCAACGCCTCAATGATCGCGCCGTGGTCGGCCACCGTCACGTTGGGAAAGGTCCGCGATGCCGTTCCGACAATAATTTTCTTGGCTTCCGTAGGATTAGTCCGAAACCATTTATTGGTTATGTGAATATTCTCAAGCTGAAGATGCACCCATGTGTTTACGCATTCTGCCAGTTCCGGCCCCGGAAACCATAGCGCATAATAGCAGTACAAGTCGAGCCAATTTCCGCGCTGTATCGATGCCAATAGCGTGCTTAAATCTGACGAAACACCGATTTTTGTTGGTGTTCGAGCCTTCGCAGCAATGGCATAAATCGCAGATTGACCATTACGCGCAAGTGGATTTCTCTTGACGAAACTGTCGTATATGCTAGTGTCAAGCGGAAAAACTAGCTCTTCTTCTTCACTGAAGTTAAGCCGTTCGAGCTTATCCTGACAATCAGGATCAGCGTCCTCACTGTTCCAACTGTGAATTAAGTTAACGCAATTGCGCTGACTCATATGACTTCCCGCCAAAACGAAAACCATGGCCGCCAATGAAGCATTTCCCGACTCGAACCTCCCCATTGCCGTCGCCAGCACCTAACGGCGCCGCAAAATACCGCGCGCGTCTGTTCGACAGCGCCGGCTCGTCGACGACCGGAATATCAAGCCTTTCCTCCCGGAATTCCAGCATAACCGCGGCCATCGAGCGATCCAACCGATTCCTGACCGTTCGATCCGAACACCCTTCCCGTGCACTCATATTGCACCATGGTGCACCTCTCGCCCAAGCTATAATCCTACTTACCGCCGCCTTCCCCTCCTTTTGCCGCAGCCAAACCATCCAGGTCATGATGCCCTCGGCCTCGGTTATTTCATGCGGGGACGGGGTTGGCGGCCGAGTTCGAATCTTATCGGTTGCAAAAGTATCATCGGACGATTCAATAGCCTGCCATCCACGCACAACCGTTAAGCACCATCCACCACCACTTAGCCCCCTCCGGAATCTTGCGTCCAAGTCCGGCAATCGTTCCAGCACAAGCCATGCATTGCGCACTTTTATTTTCAGCTCCGCAAGGAGCCTTTTTGCTTCTGGTGCGTTTTTCATGACAAATCCATCGACTTTTTTGCGTCCGCCATAATTGCCTCGTCCGCTTGGCGGCGGAGGTTTGCATAAGTATCGCGCGGGCGTCCTCTTCGATCGTCACGCCCATTCCAAAATCCATGTCTATAACTAGCCGAACGGTTCCCAGACGGCTCCGGACTATTCAGATCGAGCCCGTCAAAATATCCGTCAAGCATTTCATATTCACTCGTTGCCGTCATTTTAACATCTCATCAATCATTGCTTGCCAAACCGATGTTGCGAGATTTATGCGGACCTCTCCTCCGCGATCTGTGTCTGTAACTATACGGTGCGCAGCGGTAGCCATTGCGGTCGTTGGCTCACGAATGGCGGCAACCGCAGCGCGGGCAGCTGCGAGACACTGCGCATGAAGCTTGGTAGGCACCGGCGTCTCATGTGGCGCGAACATGCTTTTCTCTATCGCCTTGGCGATGCGCTCAACCGGATCGCTCATTTTGGCGGCTCCTCCCGTTCCACGATATGGCGGAGCCATTAACGCCACCACATCAGTTTCACCAACTTTAATGATCTGGCTCATCTCCGCCCACGCCTTTTCTCCCGTTCCACCAAAACCTGCCTTATTTCCCCGCCTCGTTCAACTGCAATCCATCGCCGCTCAACAGGGAGCCGCCTAGGGAGGCCAGGGAAGGCCCTGGCTTCTTCCAGGCCAGTACGGTAGCCTGGCTGCTCGCCTTCCCCAGCCACCGGCCGTTTCTGAGCCTTTCTGAACACGTCCCCTAGTTCCACATCTCCCGCCGCATCACGGATTGCCGCCGGATCAACCCGCGAAGTCACCTCGGCTTTTCCTGCAGACGATCCAAAACCATGGAAAGCATATTTTTCAATCTTTCCATATTTACCTTGTCTTCATCGTTGAATTGTGGTAGGTTTGAATTCTGTTCATATATTCCGATTTGCCGCGATAATGCGCTTGCCACAATCCATCTCTCTTCACCCGTTAACATCCAGGACATTTTTTCGTCTGCCAGCCCATAATCGAGATCTCCGTCAGTCATTCCGCCGCAACCTCCGCAAACATAGGGCAATCGTCCTTGATGCGATTAAGCGCCATTTCGGCGTATTCCGTGTTAAGATCGATCAGCGTGCAATCGCGGCCGAGGCGATCCGCAACGAGGCCGGTTGTGCCGGCACCGGCAAAACAATCTAAGATTTTGCTGGGAACCGGATTCGCTGGTGTGCATGCACAAGAGGGATGCCATCCTATAACAGATGTGTTAGGCGGTTGTGTTTTCGCGAGTTGCATGGCCGACACGCCGCCACGATGTTCGCTTGGTTGTGAGCCCCTCCCTTGCTGAGTGGGATAATATGGTCCATCGTAGGTTGTATGTGAGGAGAAAACTTCTTCTTGCAGTGGAAGCATCGTTTCTTCTGACGCAGGATTGTCGCCTGCCACTCTTCCTTCGAAAATGCCCCCTGCGCACCGATAAGGATCGCGCGCCTTTTGCTGCATCTCATCCGACCAGCAATCCGCCCCGCCTCCGTCTTCGCCCGTCGTTGTTGGGCTAAGCGGGCTAACTCGCGCCCCCTCTTCGTCTTCCGGTATTTGCGACCGGCCGCAAGCATCAACTCTTTGCCCTCGGCAGCTTGATATTTCCGCTTCCGCTCCGCCGTCTCTTCGACGTGCATTTCGCGATACTTCTTTGCTCTCAATCTCGCTGGCATCGGGTCCACCAACCGAGACATCTTCCCCCGAACTGCATCGCACTCCCGACAGTGCCGTCTCCGGCCATCCATCTTTTGGCTGTCGTTTGCGAACGATTCCCGCGGGAGCGTTCGGTTGCATTTCCTGCATAGGAACATGCCGAGATTTATAGCACGCTTTCTCTTGCTTGTCACGCACCCACGGCGCGCCGCATTCATGGCAGCATCCGCGCTCGCTCGATCCGGCCTTGATGCAGCGCGCTGCGAGATCCGGCGGAAATGTTGCGAAATGCGCGTCTGGATATGGGTACGAGGCCATATGCCAGACGTTGCGGAGGTTGCGGGATTGCCCATCGCCCCTAACTGTCCCGCATGTGTCCCCATCATTCCGGCTTGCATCACTTTTTGGTCCGCATATCTTACCAGGCCCAGCACTTTCTTCCTTCACCGCCTCGGTATCCCAGAAATATCGCGCCCTCTTGGTTAACATCCAGACAGTTTCATGTGCGCTAGTCGGGCGATCTGCGCAGCTCTCGGGCATGCAATTTTTCTTGGCCCAAATGATGTGCGAGCGTACCCACCAGCCATCGGCCTGCAGCGCAATGCCAAGGCGCTCGGGAACGAGCATGAGGTCTTTTTGCTTGATGCCAAATTCTCGTGCGCGTGCGTCAATCGGACCTTCATGCGGCGGCCCATGTTCCCAAACAATATCGCCGAAATCTAGTGTCTTCTTGCGACCTCGCTTAATAAGGCTTCCAGCATTCGTGGCCTGCTTCTTGTGCTTGCTTTCTGGCGGGTTCCCACCTTTGCCGCTGCCAGCATAAGAGTCGCCTATGTTCAAAAACATAATTCCACTCGGCTTGAGCACGCGCCGCAGCTCGCGGCATACGGCAACAATCGTTTCGAGATATGCGGCGAGCGTGGGCTCAAGGCCTATCTGCGCGTCGACGCGACGAGCGCCGCATTTGGCGCAGACGTTGCGATAAGGAACGCCAACGTTGCGGTACGGCTCAGCTAATAATTTCTCTCGGCTCTTTAGTTCCGGATGGCTAAGGCCAGTTTTGTCGCTCATAATAGGCGGTCCAACGTGATCGCACGCCGGATCGCCGCCTTCCCAGGTCGCCGTCCCGTAATCGCGCAAACCGTAGTACGGAGGGCTCGTCACGATGCAGTCAAACGAATCCGCTTGCAATGTCGGTAATATTGTGCGAATATCACCTTGAATGATGCGCACACTCATTCGGCCGCTTCCTCCCGCGCCACATCTAAACGATCCAATAATTTGTTTAAAATCTCGAAGATGTCATATTCTTCACCACCCGGAGTAACAGCAAGCCACTTTCCTTTAGTATCTGCGCAAAGATCGACGCCAAGACGCGCTGCTAGGTTTGGTAGTTTATCAAATGCGGGTAATTTATAACGCACAGTTCCTGAATTAAAGTCTTGAATATCAATTTTCATTCCGCAACCTCCCGCGCTCCGCATCCAAGCTTTGCCCGTAGCTCTTCAGAAAATTCCGGAATCGGATTTGTTGCATCGATATCTTTTAGCGGCGTAGATTTCCATTCGCGCAATGGCCGAACCGGCGGCGCGATATTTGGCGTGCACTTTGCGGCAACCATGCGCATCTCATAAGCGCAATCTCTGGCAATCTTGGCAAGGCGTGCACGGTTTTCCGGAGAATCGTAACGGCGATCGATTGAAGCGCGTGAGCGCTCGAATTCATCCCAGAAATCCGGCGCCAAAACAGACTTCGACGGCGGCATAAAACTCATATCGAACGCGATTGGGTCCGGGCATACAACCGCAATCGACTTTCCGGCCTTGAGGATCGCACGCCAAGAATTGAAGGTTGTCACAAACCCTTTCGCGGCAAGATATTCAAACCAGGCCTTCATCACGATGTTGCCTTTGCGCCGCTCGTCGTCGCTGTGATAGCGATGCCCTTCCTGGTCGAACGGCCGATCGGGCCTAATCATGACATAGCTGTCGGGACAGCGTTTACGAAATTCCACGACCTCACTATGGAAGTTTTCTCGTGTAATGTCAACCATTTAGACGCGCCTTGAGTTCCTCGATGCGTTCCTCGCTAAGCCCCTCCTTCCGCCAATAGGCGACCTGGGCGGCGAAAGGATCGGCGGTCGGATCGTGGCCGTTAGCAGTTGCCATAATTCCGTGCTTTTCCGCGTCTCGGCGTAAAAATCCCTTCAAGGTCGCATGCCAGTCAACCTTAAGGATTTTGTTGGCTTTTGCCCACAGGCGTAACGCCTCTAGTTGGCCTTCAAAGTGGCCATTCAAGAGGCCGAGCTTTTTGCCATAGGCGAGGTCGCTCTCGTCCGGCTGCCAGCCCTCCGGCAACTCGTGCTTGAAAACTTTTTCTTTTTTATATATTTTTTCTTTTTTTATATTTGATAATGGTTGTGGTAGCATTGCCTTTGGAATGCTAGTGTAGCATTCCGTTTGCATTGCCTTCGCATTTTTCAAATTTACCTTATCTTTCCATCGGTTACAAGCAGATTCCTTTGCTTTTCTCGATTTTTCGCTTGCTTTTTTCAGCTCTTCGTCTATCCTCTTATGGTGCCACCCTGGCCTGAAAAGAGGGGCAATCGCAATGCGAACGCATCGCCATTCCTCGTCCGACAACCCGGCGATCCGCGCAAGCATTCCATCATCGTCCGGGAGCCCACCGTTGCACCAATAATCCATAATCAAGAGAATGTAGGCTCCGTGCTGAAGCGTAGTCAAGCGCCGCGTGTCCTTGGCGTAATCCCCGATGTAAAGAGGCATCCACGGATGGCTCATTCACGCCCCCCAATAGCCTGGGAATAGCAACTCGGATTCCTCCCACCACCACAAATCGCCTTCTTTGAAAACCCAGTGATAATACATTTCACGCCCCCCAAAGCTGAAATACCGGATGCACCCAATCCGGACATGGCCCGCGCGCAAACAGCACAACGCCGATATCCGAGGATGTAAGGCGGTACCTGTTCATGCTATCGCCAGTCGTCAATACGTCGTCGACAATCATCCATCTAGATTGTTTAGGATCGCGGAATTGTTCTAGCGCTATGGCTATTCTGGAGCCACCGCGCGGGATTCCTGAAACGCCCTTGAATTGGAACCGCCGCGAGATCAGCATTGCAAAAGTCTTAATTTCCCCGTCAGTAAGCGCATCACACTCGATCCTGAAATCGGATGTTTCACCGCTGTGCATCATGAAAGTTTTCCGCAATAACCAATCTGTCATGACGCCACATTCAGTGCTTAGTGAATGGAAGTCCTGCCAATTCACGCCAATCGTTATATGCTTGTTCGTTCCACGCTAGGATTTCCTCGCGTGACAAAAACCAGCGATGTGTCCATAGCGGGAACCGCCGCGCTAACCAAAGGCGTTTGCGGTAGGTCATGTCAGATCACGCCACAATTCAACGATAATCACGACCGGAGTTGACCAAATCAGTACTTTTAACGTGCCAAAGATAATGCGATCAGCATTCATAGGATGCGCCTTCCTTCATATAAGCGACGGATGACATAACCGCGTAAAACAGAAAGAACGAACATCAAACAGACAATCAATGTTGCGGCCGCGGCGGCAGACAGGTCGAGGAGTCCAACGGCAAAACACACTATCCAGCCGATAATCGAGCCAATGGCGGCTTGGGTTGCCGCTTCGATTGCGGAGGTGCTGCGCAGCTGGGCGGTCATTTGGCGACCTCGTCATAACCACCGGCAACATGCTTGCGTACATGCCTGTCCTTATCCAAACTGCCATCGATAGCATTGAGCGAGCGCCGATCAATACCGACATCGCCGCTCCCGCCAAACAGCGGCCCGTCATCTCTTGGCCTATTCCGTGCTTTCATGCTTGCATATGCGCGTGTGTCCTGGCCTTCCATGACAAGACTCATCCGGCGCTCGATGTCGGCGATATATTCTGCCTCGCGTTCAATTAGGATGGAGCGGAAACCTTCGCGAAAGGCGGATTCGCCTAAAGTTCCTGTGCCGGCAAATAAATCAAGGCAAGTTCCGTTTTTTGGCGTGACAAGCCGGACTAGATATTGTATAAGCGCAAGTGGTTTTACGGTTGGATGTTTGGAGCCGAGCCGATCGTCAGCATCCGCTTTCGAACCGTACCAAATGCGTTTTACGTCTTGCGGAAAGGAGGCAAAATAGCGTGCTGGTGAGCCGCCATTATCTGGGCCACTCCTATCCTTCGGCTTGTCGGTAAACATCGAATGTTCAGGCCGCTTATATCCTTCATTACATTCAACATTATTTCTTACATATTCGCGCTCCCCTTCTTCCGGAAAGCTCGCAAAGAATCGCGCAGCAGAACCGGAGTCTGCATTATGTGTTGATGTGCTATTTTCCACATGTGTAAAGTTAACTTCCCCATGCCCATTATTGGCGTGAGGTTTTACGTTGCCACTTTGTATCGTCTCCGGAAAGCACGCCAGGACTTCCTCGCTGTTGTCATGGATAAGATTGGCAGGCCAGCGGGCGGTAGGATCACAATCGGCTGGACGCGGTGAATTTGAGTATAGCCCAACTCCATTCCCAAACACTGACTCAGTATCGCTAACCACTCCAGCAGGAAATTTGCTCTTGTCACCGCTTGGAATTTTACACGCCCCCACATTTATCGCGCCAGTTCCCCACTTCTGGACATTCTGCGCGCCGTTAAGTCCCTTCTCAAACGGCTTCTGACCGAAGTACACCGGCTCAACGCTAGGCTTAAGGCTTTGGGTTCCATAGAACCAGCCATCCCATTCGCGCGCAGCGTCGGTGGCAGGGGCGGTGATGTCATGCCCGTTCTGCGCCGTAAACCAACCCGGTCCGCGTTCGATGTGGCCTACAACACCACGTTCGATCTGCATCCATTGTTCATGGGATAAAAACGCCTTGAATTTCTCCCACCACTTATCTGAAGGGGAATGCTCAGCCTTCGTCCAATCGTGCAAGCTGTTACCAGGAATATTTAATCCAAGTTTAATTGCCGCCTGGACATATTCTCTGCGTTGCTCCTTATCAATCTGCTTACTAACCGAATGCGCTTTAGGAAATCCGCTCCCGAATGCCCAGTAGAACATCGGATGCGTAATAAATCCAGCATCCTCGATAGCGCATGCCATCCTGTGGTATGTGCGACATCCAGAGAACGCCATGATGTAGCCACCTGGCTTGAGCACGCGCAAAACTTCGACCCAAAGTTCTGTATGGAATGCAACGTCATCATCCCACTTCGAATTCATGAAACCGCCGCTCAACCTCGCGAATGAGCCGTCTTTCCCGTGCTTACAAGCAGCAGATCCGTTTTTGCCAAACCGCTTTTGAATCGATGTTAAGCAATAAGGCGGATCAGTTACAACACTATCAACAGAGTTATCCGCCATTCCTAGCAATATTTCGCGACAATCGCCTGCGTGCAAAATGACGCGGCCGTTGAGAAATGTGCGCGGCTCGCTCATTGTGCCGATGCCCGTTTCTGGCGAGCCGCGCGAACCCCAGCTCCGATTTTGATGCGCGTCTCCAAATCTTGCTTATGTCCGCAGGCACCGCCGCCCTTAAATGCAATGCCGAGCCTCTTTGCCTTGCCGGCAATAGCTGAACGTGTACGCCCAAGTTCTTGAGCGGCCATTTCACAGGTATATCCAATCGCCGCCATTCTGCCGAGGCGAAGCGCCGATTCTTTTGTCCAAGGCTCGAAAAACCTACTCATCGCTATTCTTTCATCAACTCGTTGGCCTTGTGTTCGAGGGCGGCCATAGCATCTTCGCGAAATGCATACTTGCCGACCTCTTCCCCGTCTTCACTTGACATGATCCAACCACGCCACGGAGCCGCTTCATTTGCTTCGTAATATTTTCTAGATTTTTCAATATTGCTTTTTATGAATTCTTCCTTGCCGTCATATGGTTTTTTGTAGGAAGAAAACTCGCGCCAGCCCTCCGGAACAATACGCATCACGCACCCAAGATATAGCTTGCCTAAGAACAATTCTGAGTGCTTCCAGTTCATAATTCCAGCATCCCGCGCAGAGCTGCGATTTCCTCAACAAGCCGCTTGTCTGTTTCCAATAATCGTGTTATCTTTCGCACGGCATTGAGGATGGTCGTATGGTCACGATCATCGAAATGCCGACTGATTTCCGTGGTTGTGCGCGTAGTTAATTGCGCGCATAAATACATAGCTATTATGCGCGGTAAAGCTACGTTTGCGGTCCTGCGATGGGAAATAAGATACATGATATTTACGCCGAAATGACGAGCAACTAGCTTTTGAATATCAGATATCTTGGGTTGCTTGATGGGTTGGTCATATGCGATTTCACCACACTCTGTGGCGGCACTTTTGCGGATCACCTTTTTAATCTGTCTTCTTAGAGGGGGGTCATCTTGACAAACCGCGTCAGCTTCGGCTAGCCGTTCATCAAGAGACTTGATTGGCTGGGATGGTAATGGAGGAAATATGCAAGACGGCGTTCTCATGGCTGCGTTCCGGAAATATCTTCGGCTTTGGCAATCGCGGCTTTCAGAGCTTGCGTAACATCGCTGAGTGGATCAATGTATACGCAAAGAGTTTTATAAGCCTGCTTCGCCGCCGCGAGCAGCGCGTCGTGCGACAACTGGAGACGCTCTAATTTTTCGCTTTGTGTCACATAAATATGCTGGTCGTTTCGAATACTCATGGCTGCGCTCCGGATCGCGCATACTCTCCGAAATGCCAAGAGGACACAGCGCAATAGGCGGCATGAGCTGCTTCCGGCGTGTGGAATGTGCCGCGAAAAACAAGTTTTCCTTTTAATCTAACTCTTGCAATCCATTTACCGCGGTGATGTCTGGAAACGCCCTTAAGACGGATAATGTTATCCTTACGAAGTGGCGTATTCGCCATTTGTTGTAATCGTGTTGCAGGCCGCAGGTTACACCACCGATTATCAGAGCGATTAGAATTGATATGGTCTATTTCATTTTTCGGAAATTCGCCAGTTTTCCAAAGCCATATAATGCGATGTTCAAGATAGTGACGACCATCAATTCCAATTTCTCGATATCCAGCACTATGGGAAGACCCAGCTCTGCAACCTATGCCTCCGTTGCGAACTCCATGTCGCTCCGTCCGGCGCGTAACAACACCTGTTATATCATCATAATGCAGCAATTCACGCACGCGACTTGCCGTTAGGATTGCCATAAATGCGCTCCATCAGATAATGATAAGCGGGTACATTTCCACAAGTCAAAGGCAGCTAATACTTGATCTATTGTATTACAAATTGCAAATGGAGTTCCGTGCGCAATACGCCTTAGCCGAAATTCATGCTGAGCACTAGACAATGACTCTCCGATGCGCTTCAATTCTAAAAAATGTGGCTGATCACTAGGAGATAAGAGAATGAAATCAGGCCACCCTTGTCGAACGCCGAGTTGTTTCATGCGTCCAGGCTTACGCATATTTTCTAGCTCGCCCGTGGCAACGTGCGTCCAATCCCAGCCTTCTAAGCAATGCTCGCGCAAAAGTTTTGCGACGGTCATATGCAGCTCGATTTCTTTTGGCCGGATTATTGGGGCGCGACGAGGGCGGACTCTGCGCCCATCAGCCAATGCAATAAGAGGCGGAAGTGTATTCATGCGCGAAACGCCGTCATGAAAATAAATTCTCCGCTATGTGGCACGCACCACTGACATCCAGCGAAAAACCTGGTTAGTTGTTCACCTTGCAAAGCATCGCGGCTCGATGTTCGCTTCGCGCCAAGACTACCGTGCTTTACCTTGTAGGGCCTTGAACCCTAGCCCGTTGATGAACGCGGCTGCCGGGGAGGATCGTCTTGACGCGGATTCATAACAATGCATTCCGCCGAACGCTGGCGCGCCTAATCAGCTCTTCAAGCATCAGCAATTCTGAGTTGTTGCACCAGGCCGTCGCAGCTTCGCGGAGACGGCGCGCCAACTCTTCATCGGAAAGGTTGCGAAGGTCGTCCTTCATTGGCGTTTCCCCTCAAGCTAGTTGCTCAAGAGCGGCGCGAGCTAGGGAGGAAATCCGCTCGCGCCGCCGGGCGCTAAAAATGAGCAAAAAGCGCCCTATTTAGCCCCGCGCGGCTTCAAGACACGGGGCTAACCGAAACCTTCCATATTTTCGAGGCGTCCAAAGCGCGGGCGCGCCGTTAGGCAACAAAGAGGACGGCCAGGCTATGCCAAAGGCCGCCAGTTATCTTGCGGGGGAGATCAGAAGACCCGCAAGGCCGATGCCGGAAAGAGAGCAAAACGGCACCGGAAACGCTTCAACCTCTAGCTAGTGATGGCCACTTTCTTAGTTCGCGCCAACAGTGCTGCGCATCTGACATTCGGGCGATGGTTTCCTTGCTGTTCTTGCGACCCTGCGGACTACCGCGTTTCCCCTGCTTTAGATTGAGGCCAATTCTTGTCGCCTTTATTCGAGCGGTTTGTCGGGAAACCCCGAAAACCTCCCCTATCTCTTGCGCCGTACGGCCAGCGTCGGCTAGTTCTGTGAGCTGGGCTATCTTTTCCGGCGTCCATGGGCTGCGTGCTAGCGCCGCCGCGCGGTGCCGCGCTCGTTCCGCGGGAGATTTACTCATTTGGGACTTGCGGAAGCCGTTTATTGAGTTGCTGCTCATTCAGCCGCCTCGGTAAGTATTTGCTCTGGAGCCGGAGGGGAAACGCAATCTTCACCGTAGCTTGCCGCAATGCCACGCCGCCCGCATTCATCCAAGAGCACCACGGCCCGGATAGGCGGGATGCGACGCTCGCGGCGCCACTTGTTAAGGAGGTCGGCCGATGGCCGCTTGCCCCTGGCCGCCGCAATGATGTCAAGGGATAAATTTTCCCCGCCGAGCTTTTTGAAGATGCTGAACATGCAGCCCTTGTACGATTAATTTTCTCTTTCGTCAAGACTTTTTATCTCTTTTTAAAAATCAATTAGTAGCTTATAAATAGGAAACATTTTCGTTGGCTTCGATGACAATTACGAGCGACACAGAGCGTCTCGAACAGGAAATCGGCGACCGCATTGACGCGGCGGTCAAGGACGATCCTCGTCCGGCCGCGGATATCGCGGACCTGCTTTGCATGAGTGCCGGCGCCCTCGATAAGATTCGACAGGGAAAGAGCACCACCCAATTTGCAAAGTTGGCGCAGTTGGCGGAAGTTCTTCGTCGAAGCCCGAATGAGCTGCTGGGATTTGAGGATTTTGGGCGTGACGTGCTCAGAGGAGCACTAGAGGGAGCCTTCGAGGGCGTGGGCCATGATCAGATGATGGCTCAGGCGCTTGCTGTAACTGTTTTAAAAGTGATTGATACACCAGAATACGGCGATCCATCTCCCAATCCGCTGGAACGTGCCCGCGCGATCGCAAAATATTTAGCTCAGCAAGCCGTTGGTCTACAACGGAAATAGCGGCCTTCCGGATCGACATCCCCATTCGTGTCCACCCCCCCCTGAGCATTTGTTCTTGCGCAATTGTTAACATTTTTAATTTTTGTGACAAGCGCCAAATGGGCGAGTTGGATAAAAAATCTTTTACAGCATGATTTTTTTTCTTGCATTCCGATTTTTTTTCCTGTACAGTCTCCATCATTCGCGGTTGAAGCGGGAGGGACAAGCCTGGCAGTAGCAGCCAAGGGCGGCCAGTCGGCCCCTCGCGAAGCAGGAATGGAGAGCAAAAATGAGCGACGATCATCAATTCAATGAGCCTGGGCAGAGCCAGTTTCACGAAGGGCAGCAAGTTGAGGTGTGGATGAATCCCCTCGACGGCTGGCGCAAGGCGAAGATCGTCACTATGCGCAGCGAACATCGGGCAACCGTCCAATTTCCTGACAGCTCGCGCGTCGTGTTCGACGCGCAGCATATCAGAGCGACCAGCCCACCGCACGCCACTCATCCCACAGCCGCCGAGCAAAGCCCATCATACCGCGCCGCTATGCGCGACGCTGGGCGCGGGAGGTTACTGCCATGACTGCGCGCCCCTCCCCCGCCCGCGACGCAGAGACTCTACGCGACGGATTACAAGAATTGCTGGACTCTGGCGACTTTAATTTTCTAGTTCGCCCTTATTCAGGGCGCGGAATGCATCGAGCCGAATGTCTCGCGATAGTTGCCGATGTGCTCGATCTGTTTGAGATTGGGTACGCTCTAGCGAGAACCGACGCATTTGAGCATGTCTTAAGACCTCCAATCCCTCGCACCGATGCTATGGGGCGAGATATGGTTGTTTATTGGCCTGATGTTACGATCGAGGCCACGTCATGACACACTCTCCCGCCCGCGACGCCGCCTATGCCGCGCTCAGAGCGCAGGCCCAGCGCACCGCCTGCCGCGTCCTCAAAGGTCGGGCTAGGGATTATCTTCGTGAGCCTAAACAGCTCGATTTCCTCGGCTGGCATACTGGATTTTTCGCGCAAGGCTCGCTGATGACGCCATGCCAGCTTATCGCGTTCGCGAAAGAAATCTTACGGCTTGAGGGAGCCGTGCCTCGTTTTGAGCTTGTGCCAATCAAGCTAATCAACGCGAAGGCGGCAATAGTCGTCGGACGCTACCAGAGACATGGCGAGAATGGACTCATGAATTGGAAGGCGAACAGTTTCAAGGCACGCCAACTCGCACGGAGGGCGGCGGCATGATGAGCAGCGCCGGAGGATTTTACGATCATCGGAAAACAACCGAGCCGGACGACGGAGCTGAGCGACTAGCCGAGGCCGAAGAAGAGCCTAAACAAAAACACGCGGAACTTCCTGCGTCCCGGATAAACATCGCTCTCGTAACCTTAAACACCGAAGTGGTCCGCCTCCGCGCCTCGCACGACGCGCTGCTCGCGGCGGCGAAGCAGGCTCTCACCGGTATCGCCGCTAACACATTCATGCCCAATGATGGACCCACCGCAAAAGCCCTGCGCGCCGCCATCGCCAAGGCCGAGGAACTCGCGCCGTGAGCTACGACTCAAAATGTCACGACCTTGCCGCGTGGTTTCTGCCCGAGGATTTGCCATCACCGCAGGCAGAGCGATTGTTGGCAGAGCTCGCCCAGCATATTCAAGATGCAATCGAGGATTGGCTTGCGTGTGAGAAGACCACGCTCGATGGAATCATGGAGGAAATGACAAATGAATGACATAGAGCCGTGTCGAGAGGATCAAGCCGAAATGTTCCCCAATGGGCAACTCGCGCCCGTCGAGGACCGCGGAGCTGATTCACTCCTTGCTGTTATCTATCGGGCGGCAATGGACCCGCGTTGCGATCTTGATCGCATGGAACGCCTTTTCATGATGCATCGAGAAATGGAAAACCAAGTCCGTGAACGTGAGTTTGATGCGGCGATGTCTTCCGCGCAGGGGGAAATGCGAGCAATCGCAGTCGATAGGCGCAATGATCAAACCAGAAGTGATTACGCCTCGTATTATGCGCTCGATAAAGCGATCAGGGCGATTTATACGAAGCACGGATTTACCCTAAGTTTTTCCGCGAAGGAGATTTCAGGAACTTCCGAAATGATCCGCATCAATTGCCGCGTCGGGAACAAGTGCGGCTTTGCCCGCGATTACGATATTCCAATGCCGGCCGACGGCAAGGGGGCCAAGGGCGGCGATGTGATGACCAAGACGCACGCCTTGGGAAGCGCAGCAACATATGGAATGCGCTATCTCCTCAAGATGATCTTCAACCTTGCGATTGGTGGCGGGAAAGACGATGACGACGGCAATGCGGCTGGTGGCGCCTATATCACCGATGAGCAAATCGCCACTATTGAAAACCTTATCATAGACACCAAGACAAATAAAGAGAAATTTCTGAAATATATGAACTTACGGAGCGTCGCGGAAACCCCCGCTAAGCGGTATCGTGACGTTATCTCGGCTATTCAAAATAATGCCAGGCGGCGCGACGCTCCCCAGCAGAAAATGGCGACAGATGATTATGATGCTAGCTATCGATAACACCGAAGTGCCGCCGATTGATCCACGCAATCTAATTCAGGGGAGCGAGGAATGGAAAGCCGCACGCCTTGGCAAGGTTACGGCATCGCGGATTTCTGATATGATCGCGCGGACAAAAACTGGTTGGGGAGCGTCTCGCGCCAATTACATGTCCGAATTGCTTTGCGAACGCCTGACCGGCACCCCCGCCGAGCATTATATTAGCGCCCCCATGCAATACGGCACAGAGATGGAATCGGAGGCGCGCGCCGCATATTCATTCCGCACAGATTCAGACGTCGAACTTATTGGCTTTGTGCCGCATCCGACGATCGCCATGGCTGGATGTAGTCCGGACGGGCTAGTTGGGGGTGACGGCGGCATCGAGATCAAATGCCCAAACACCGCGACCCATCTGGAGACATTGTTAAGCGGGACAATTCCAGCCAAGCACACCACGCAAATTCAATTCACGATGGGATGCACACAGCGTCAATGGTGGGATTTTGTCTCTTATGACCGCCGTGTCCCGGAGCCAATGCGCATATTCTTGCGCCGCGTCGAGCGCGACGATTTAATGATAGCGCAACTTGAGGTCATGGTCAAAGAGTTTCTTGCGGAATTAGTCGGGAAAATCACGGACCTCGAACAGCTATATTGCGGCGGCCAGTCGCGGCTGATGGAGGAATTGCGGGGATCGATATGAACTGCTGGCAACCAATTGAGACGGCGCAGAGAAATGGCAGTATGAAAGACGTAGATATTTGGGCAAAACACTGGAACCCAGAGACAGACAGGTTCGAATCAAGGCGATTTGCTGATTGCCATTGGTCCGCCGCTGCCAACCGGTGGATAGGGCTCTCGCCGGAATATCGCGCTACCCATTGGATGCCGCTCCCGGAGCCACCAAAATGAAATTGCAACCAATCGAGACGGCACCAAGGGACGGGACGCGAATCTTAGCTATTGCTAGACAAGTTCATGGGCCTTTCATTACGCGATGGTGGACAAGCTGGCATGGCTTAAGTGGATGGAATGGTCCTTTTGGAATTTATGGCTCCTTTATTGACGGCATCACCCACTGGATGCCGCTTCCGGAACCGCCAAAAATTGCGGGGGGTCATTATGACTGACTGGCAACCGATCGAGACGGCGCCGAAGAACATAAGTGCTCATGCCGATGATGAGATGGAGTTTGTTGATTTATGGGTTAGCAGTAGAATTACAAATTGCTGGCGCGTCGCTGGAATATGGTATCATGTTTTAGATGGTGAGATTAAGAGAGTGCAGTGTGAATATATAACGCATTGGATGAAGAGTCCGGAGCCGCCGCGGGGGTCGCAATGAGCGGGTGGCAACCAATCGAGACGGTGCCGAAGGATGGAACAAAAATCCTCGGCTATGGTCGCGGCACAGAACAAATGGCATGGCCAGCAAATGACGAAATGCCGTTCATGATGTGTGTTATTTGGTGGACATGGCACGATGGTGAGCGTCTTGAAGATGCTGGAAATGGTCTATTCCGGAAAGTGCCAGAGCGTATCTTGGAAAGGTGGCAACCTATTGGCCAGTATTTTTTCAGGCCAACTCATTGGATGCCGCTTCCGGAGCCACCAAAATGAGTGAATGGCAGCCATCTTGGACCGAGGATTTGCAATCCGGCTTTTTCGTTTCTCCAGCGGAATATGGAGGATTTCTTATTGCGTCCGAAACAACGCCTCGCTTTTGCTTTTTCGCAACTACCATCGAAGAAGCACGAGCAAAAGCCAAGCGCTCTCTTCGTTATTATGCGCGCAAAAAGATAGGGTCACCAAAATGACTCGCGCGTTAATTACAATTCGCGATAAGTCTGACCGGGAGCGTGCGGCCAAGTGGGCTTGGCAAGCGCCGGCGATGACCCGCGTGGAATTTAAGGAGACGAAACGAAGTTTGGATCAAAATGCTCTAATGTGGTGCAGGCTAACTGAAATCGCGTGTCAAGTCGTATGGTATGGAGAAAAACTTACATCAACTGATTGGAAAGATATATTTACGGCGTCCCTACGCAAAGCGCATGTTGTCCCTGGCCTAGATGCCGGTACTTATGTTGTGCTTGGGATGCACACGTCGGATATGAGCAAAGAGGAAATTGGAAATTTGCTTGATCTTATCGATGCATTCGCCGCCGAACGTGGCGTAACCTTTAAGGAAATGCGCGAGGTGATATGAAGAAGACTGCGCCAAAAGGATCCAGCGAGGCATTTCTACGCGCGCATTTACGTGATCACACTGATAAATGCATTTTGTGGCCATTTAAGCTTAGGCCATCTGGCTATGGCCTTGCTGTTCTTGCTAGCGTCCAAATGCATGCGCACAGGTGGGCGTGCATTCTGGCGCACGGGGCGCCACCAAACGATGAATATCATGCGGCACATTCATGCGGACATCCTTCCTGTATCAATCCGGATCATCTAAGATGGGCGACGCCAAAAGAAAATTCAGATGATAGGTACAATCACGGGACAATTATCTATGGAGAGAAAAGTGGAAAGACCGCGCTCACGGCCGACGACATTAGAGCGATCCGCGCCGCTCCTCCAGACTTGAAATATTTGATGGGCCGATATGGCGTTTCAAAAGGATGTATATCAAAAATTAGGAGTCGGCAGCGCTGGCCACACATAAAGTCGGAGGCGGCATGAGCAAAGATCGCGCGCGAAAATCAGCTACGGAATCTATGGCTCTCACAGAGGAACTTTCGCGTGTCCTGGCCGGTCATCGCTCGGAAGTAATCGGCGCAGCGCTAGCCGACGTCCTCTCCAAGTGGATCGCCGGGCATAACCCGGTAATACGTGAGCCATTATTGGCAATTCACATAAGCTTTGTTCGCGAACACCTCCCGATTAGCGATGCGCTAATCAGGGCTGCCTCTCCGGAGGAAACCAGCAATTGGCCACCAATTTCTGAGAGGGCCACATGAGCGGCCTGGACTACGAACTCATAGATATAGACTGTATCTACCACACGGAAACCGAGAAAGCAATTCTAGTTTCCGAGGATGGCGACGAGGATAACGCAAGGTGGCTGCCGAAATCCAAAATCGAATATGATGACGAGTCGGCATTACGCAGAGGCGATCATATTACTATATCAGTAGAGCGCTGGCTTGCGGAACGCGAGTGGCTTGTATGACCTTACGCAAGATTGCGATATCGGAAGCGAAGCGTCTAGCTAAGGTTGCAGAAGCCGATGCGGTCGTAATCCTTTCTTTCGGCGCAAGCGGAATTGGAGGGACAAGCTACGCCAAGACGAAGCAACAATGTCGCTTGGCTGGAGAATGGATGGACAACCTCATTGATAGCATTATGAGGCAGCACACGGAGGCCGCGCGGGTCAATTTCGTCGAATTCAGCAAAGACGAAAAAACATGACCCGCCACAATTTCCCCAAGCCAGTCATGCTCGCTCGCTTCCAATTTTGCGGCGGCCGGTGCGAGGGCATTCGTCCAGAGACAGGCAAACGCTGCGATGTCAAATTGGCTCGTTGGGAATGTCACCATGAAATTCCGGATTCAATGGGCGGAAAGCCAACCGTCGCTAATGCACGCTGCCTATGCATTCCATGCCACAAGGCCGCGACGTCGATCGGCAGCGCTTATCTTGCGGAAGCCAAGCGCCGGGAAGCTAAGAATGTTGGTGTGCCTTGGCCTAAGCCAACAATCAGAAACCGCGGATTTCCGAAGTCAGAAAAGCCTAAACGTGAGCCGCGTCCGCATCTTCCGCCGCGTCAGCTTTATCAATAGGGGCAGTACAGTAATGGAAACGACACTGCGCAACGCTGCGCTCCGCGTCACAGGGCCCCGCAACGCACTGCATCGCAGTACTGCGCTTCGCTTCTCCCCGCTCATCCCCGCAACGCAACGCTTCCCACCGCATCGCTACACGCTGCTACGCTCCGCATCTTTCCGCGACGCAACGCAATACCACTCGACACGATGCATGGCCGCGCACCTCCACTCGACGCAACGCAAAGGTAACAAATGCCTAAAATCGTAACCGTCAAACTAAAGAGCACGGCCCCATATTCGCAATCTCGTAAACATGATACACCAAGGTTGCATGATGGCAAGGAAAGTCACGACGCTCACGAGGCTCGCACGTGGCGGGAAAAATGCACGGTTGGGGATAATGACGAGATTGTTATTCCAGCCATGGGCTTTAAGCAGGCCCTGGACGCCGTGGCCAAACGCCTTGGTGATCAGATACCAGGCAAAGGCAAGGCGACCTACACGAAGCATTTCAAGGGCGGGGTTATATGCGAGGCAGACGTTGCGATCGGCTGGAAAAAGGCCGACGTGCCAGGCATCACGATTTCTGCCAATTCCGATGGCGTTCGAGGCTCGGGGAAGCGTGTCAATCGCACATTCCCCCAAGTGCCGCATTGGGAAGGCACGGCAAGGTTTGCAATATTGGATGATACGATTACAAAAAGTGTTTTTGAACGCCATCTCAAAGAGGCTGGAAGGTTTATCGGGATTGGGAGATTCCGTCCTGAGAATGGCGGATTAAACGGAAGGTTTGAAGTTATTAGATGCACATATGAGGATATATAATGAATGCCGCCGCAGCGCATCTCGACGTCGCGCTACGCTCAGCGCCTCGCTGCTGCACCACGCTATGCAACGTACCGCGCCGCTTCGCTTCGCGTCGCATCGCCACGCAGCGCACTATGCCGCACTGCAATGCGTCGCTCCGCATCGTACTGCTCCGCAACGCAACGATCTCGCTGCACCCCGCAACGCTCCACTGCGCTCCGCAGCACGTCGCAATACCACACTACACAACGCAACGCCGATGCTCCACGCGCCTCTCTGCGACTCAACACAACGCTAGGATAAGTTATCGTGTCACTACGATGCAGCGCATCGCGTTGCCCCGCCGCACTGTGCATCGCATCACAACGCTAGGAAATCACAATGCCTAAACTAACATTTGAAATGAGTGAAGATGCCAGGTTGCTCAGTCAGTTCCTATTGAAAGCTGGCGACGGCGAGCTTCTGGAATATTCCAATCTGTCTAAGGCTATCGGCAAGCCAATCGCTTCGGCGCGCGGCGCGCTACAAACGGCCCGGCGCATCGCGCTGCGAGAAGAAGGGCTTGTCTTCGGGGTTGTACGCAAAGTTGGTCTAAAGCGATTGACAGATGACGAAAAGGTGGCGGCAACAGCCGCACATAGAAAATATCTAAGAAACAAGGCAGGACGTGCGGCCAAAGAGTTGAATACCATAAATCATGCCCTCTTGTCAACAACAATGCAATTAAGAGCCACGGCCGAAATGTCAATTTTCCTGACCATGAAATCGCTTGTTTCAGATCGCGCTGTTCAAGCAGTTCAGGTGTTGGGTGGATCTTCTAAAAGCCTTCCTATTAAGGAAACTCTCATGGCTCTTCTACGTAACCAGGAGGCGCCATGACCCGCGACGAACAGCTATATGATTGGGCGGCGACACATCTTACTGACGAGCAACTTGGTGGCCTAGGCCCAGCGTTTGCCAAGGCATTCCTACTTGGCGCGACGCCAATCGTGTTGGGGATGATTCTAATGATCTGGCTAGTAATGAGGTCGCGACCATGACCCGCGACGAACACCGCCAGTTACTTGCCGCAAGCATGGTCCTCACAGGATGCGCGCTGATTGGAATGGCGATAGGCCTATGGCTGGCACAATGACCCGCGACGAATACCGCGCAAAGTGCATCGAGGCGATGGCAGACCTGGCACTCGCCGGGAAGGTCATTTACGCCGATGAAAATCCGAAGGAGTTGCTATTCACGCGGGACAATTGGATCGTGATCATGACCGCCGCCTTCGACGCCCTTCGCGGTATCGCGCGTGTTAATCCGATCGAGGCGACGGAGGAAATGCACGTTGCTGCGAAGGAGAGACGAGAATCCGACAAGGCAAAAGGATTGCCAACGCCATGGGGTCAGGTCTGGAAAGCCATGTCTACCACTGGCGACCTCACTAAAACCCCGGAGTCTCGTTAAATGAACGAGAAGCTCGCCTACCGGGTCGATGATGCGGCAAAAAGCATCGGGATTTCTCGCGCGACGTTGTACAGGTGGATAGCATCCGGGAAGCTGAAAACAGTCAAGGTGGGAGCCGTCCGGCTCGTTTCGGCCAAGGCGCTTCATAGCCTGATCGAAAGGGGAGTATCGTGAACATAGGGGAGAGACGAGTTTTTGACTAAAGCTTAGCAATATCGTAAATCTTACTTTTTATCTTACTCCGGAATGCGACAATAAGAGAAATTGTGAGACATCGTGAGAATTAAGCAAGGCGGCGTGAGACGGGAAGGGGCATCCAGAGGCAACATGAGCCTCCAAAGTTTCGGAAACAGTGTCCGCTACCTCATAGAGGGGAAACGATGATATTTTTTGATCAAGTCTTACAGCAGGTCTTACAGCGTGGTGACGGGATGAATTTCGCGGAAACTGCCGAGCGCATCATCAAAACAGAAGGGTGTATGTTCGCCTTGGCCGTTGCCAATGTTGCAGCAAGCAGCCCTTCTGGGTCGAAGATTGCCGATCTTCACGAAGCCCGCGCCTATCTCAAGGAAGCCATCGTCAAGGCGCTGGAGGAAGCGGTGCACGAGGTCCAAAGGCAAGGGGTGGCGGAGTGAGCGAGTTTAATGGCTGATCAAGTAAGATGGTTTGACACTCTCGGCCGTTGTATCGTCTGCGGGAAATCAGCGACCGGAACGCTGCGCGGACCACGGAACGAGAGTTATGGACACGCCTGCTCCAAATGTGGCGAGGCTCGCGTGAAGAGGGCAGAACGAGAGCGAGAACGAGACGTGGTGCACGAGGTTAAAGGAAGGGGGGCGGGATGAGCCCTAATGCTGATTTTTATTGCGCGCAATTTCTGATTTTTTCCGTCACGTGGGCGGTTATCTGTTTTTTGTTGATGGCCGTCTCGCCGCCACCTGAGAAATTGTGGCCGCTAGGCATTTGGGGAGGGGCTACTTTTGTCCTTGGGATGTGTTATGGGCTCTGGATCGCAAGCGTTCACGGCCTATAGGGAAAGGTGACGTGATGATCAGTTTTGTTGCCGGCCTTATGCTGGTTCCAATTACTGTTGGCCTTATCTTTATGTTGGCTTATCTGGACCTGCAC